ATATTGACTGATATGCCTATGGATGTGTCTATGGATGTGTCTGCAGATATATCTACTGATATATCTACTGATGTACCAAAGGAAAAGGAAAAGAAAATTAAATCTAAAAATAAAAAATAAATATTATTACAGAGAATTTCTTTAAATAGTTAATAAGAATTTTTTCTGATTTTCCTTTAAAACTAATGGGAAAACAAATTAATTTATAATTATATATATTATGGAATCAGGGAATAATATTTCTAAAGAAATATCACGCATTGGAATGACAATAGAAGGACCGTGTTTGCCATGGTGTTTTACACATAACAGAATCAGCTATGTTATGTTTGGTATTATAATTGGTGTAATAGGATATCATTTATTTATAAAATACGAAAACAAAAAACAAAAATTATTATAAATATAAAAATAAATATTTATAAAAATTATTATAAATTTAAAAAAAAATTTCGCGTGCGACATTTTACACATGTTTAAACTATTATTAAATTGTAAAAGAGTCCTAAAAACTTATTTCTATCTATATATATATCGTTTATGGAACATAGATGTAAAGTGTGTGAGAAAGTGTATGCGTCATACCAGAGTCTATGGAATCACAACCGTAATATACATACATGCGAAGTCATCCAAAGTAATCCAATGGTAATCCAAAAGTCATCCAAAAGTAATCCAATAATAAATAATGATACACTTACTAGTTCTACTAATAATATTATGTGTAAATATTGCAATAAAATATTTAAATATAAACAAGGTAAATGGAAACATGAACAAAAATGTTGTAAAAAATATGAAGATAATTTATATAAACAACAGATTGAAAAATTAACAGATGACCTTGAAAAATTAAAACATAAAATTAAAAAAAAATCTACTAATAAAATTATTAATTATAATACCATAAATAATAATAAATTAACTAATATCAATAATATTGGTACTGAAAAAATTACTGATTTAACACGCGATGAAAAGAAATATATTATGTCTCACGGTATGAATTCTATTATTTCTTTGGCAGAACACCTTAATTTTAATGAAAGACTTCCACAGAATCATAATTTTTATGTTAGTGCATTAAATGATAAACACTTAAATGCCATTGATAATAACACACATACAATTGTTAAACAACGGAAGAAAGAGATATTTGATCAAATATTAGTAGCACATATTGATAAACTAGAAAAAATTAACACTAATATTAATTATAAAGATTTTAGTAATGTCCTAACAAAACTAAAAAATTTTATATTTCTTAAACAAGGAAAAAAAGAATACTTTAGCCAGTTAAATATGTTGGCATATAATAAAAAAAATTTAATTATTAAAACGTGGGATGAATTAGTGAATGATGATAGTATATCACCAAATGATATAGCGGAAACATTTCAAAAGAGAATTACAGAGATTACAAATACAGTTGATTCTGATTCAGATAGCGACTCTGACTCTAATAGTGATTCTGATTCTGACAGTGAATTTTGGTTTTCTAATAAAAACAAATAATGATATAATTAAAATTATTAAAATAATTTTCATTTTAATTTATTTACCTCATTCCAAAATAATATATAATTAAATATATTGGTATTTATATAGTCTTAAACACCATATTTATGAATTAGTAAACGATTTAGCCTAATAAAAATTAATAATTCATAACTACTTTTTAATATTGTTATATAAATAAATTATAATAGATAATATATATGCACAACAAAGAAAACGATGTTGATATTATTGACAAAAAACTATTATTAATTAATATAAAAGACTCTACTAATCTATGCATACATTATCACACATCGCCAGGTGTTCAACTTGAACAATGTGCCCCTATTGAACTTGGTGAGGAATGGTCTCATGGCGCATTTGGTAGTGTACATGTTGTTGATACACCTACAGGTCGGATTGCTGTCAAGCGTGTGCCTGAATTACCAGATCATATAAACCGCGAATTAGATACTTGTATGCGACTGGCATCTGACAATCATCCTAACATTGTTCAATTACTTGGATATTGGACTGAAAATATAAATCTAACTACGAGATGTCTTTATTTGGTAATGGAATTTATGCCTGAAACTCTAGGCTGTGTTTTGGAGCGGTTATTGATTGAAAATATGCGAATGAAACATGTTCGGATGTGTTCATTGATGGGACAACTTGCAAGTGCATTGGATTATCTTGAACTCATCCAATTAATGCATCGAGATATAAAGCCAGATAACATTCTTGTGAATGTGCTTACTAATAGACTTGTATTAGCTGATTTTGGTAGCGCAAAGTTTGTAGAACCTGGTAAGCCAAATGTAACATATGTATGTACGCGTTTTTATAGGGCGCCTTGTCTTATACTTAATCGTGATATTTATTCAACATCTGTCGATATGTGGGCATTTGGTTGTGTGTTGGCTGAATTTGCATATGGTGGTCCATTGTTTAAAGGCGATACGCAGACTGATGTTATGGCAAGAATCATTCGGATTTGCGGGATGGTAACGGTTGATGATATTGCACACATGCCTACACATAGTCCAGAGACCATTGATATAGGCGGTATTGGTCTTTGTTCTACGCCAACCCCGTGGTCCAAGGTATTCTCGAGACGTATTCATAATAAACGTGTAAACACATCATATGGAGAAGGCTATGAGAGAATACTCGATAGTTGTTTAAAATGGAATCCATCAAGTCGCATATCTGCTCATAATTTATCTAGAGATATATTTTGGGAAAAATAAGTATAAACCTCTAAATAAAAAATATAGTATTAATATAATATGCCTTATTCCAATTTAAATACTCATAAACCTGGAGAAAAAGTTAAAACTTTTTCTTCAGCTAGATTGGGAGACTCTCAAAGAGTGTCTTCCAATGAACCTTCTAGTTTTAAATCTGCGATGATAAATGAAAATATCGTTGACATGACAGAGCCTTTAAAGTGGTCATTAATTAAAAAATCAGACTTAGGCGACGTTCTGACTACATTAGAACCTTCAGAAAGCTCAGGTGTGTCATCATCTGATTCTAGTTCTGCAATACTAGAAATAAATAATTTGTTAAAATTAACACATGTAAATCAAACGATAGAACCAATACATTCTGACCACCTCACAACACCAATGGTTGACCCCTGGTTGCACGAGGTTGAAATAAATGATGATGCTAAAGTTATACAACCTGAAAAATAATTTGATAACTAAAAATAAATAGTGATTTATGTTTTTCTAATAAAAAAATTAATTATATTATTATAACTTTTTCATCTGTTAGTAATTCTGCTTTCAAATTAACCCGATTATTACGCATATATGATTCATCTAATTTATCAAAATAATTAATTGGTTTATTAGTAGTCATTATTACATAAACATGTGGATAAAATCCTTTATCTAATTTATCAAACCATATATTCCAACCTAATTTATTCCGTATTTGAATAGGAATATATTTATGGTTAGGTATATTATCAGAAATTTCATCTATAATAATATCTATTTCTTCAAGAACTATTATTAAAGGTGAATTATTAGTTGGATTTATCTTTCTATAAATCTTAATAAACTCATCTCCTGGTGTTGTAGGATTAAATGTATCAATATAATTAACTTTATTTAGCTTATCATTTAACTGTGATAATAATTCTTTAGCTAAAAAAGTAGCAATTGTTGATTTTCCAGTTCCTGGTAGTCCAGATAACAAAACGACAGATGTTTTAGATTCTTTTTCATTCATTATTCTAATTGTTTCAGAAATAATTAATTTTTGATTTTCATATGGTTCTAATTTTGAATATGATATTTCACGATTATCATATCTATAACCATAACTATTACCTGATCGTTCCCAATATGAAATATGTGTGTTATTTACTTCTGTTTGTATAGCACCATCAAAAATATGTTTAGATTTATTTACATTTATAAATATATATAATTCTATAATTTCATTACGATCTCCATTAGTTTTTATTATATATCCAATAAACCATAAACCAGCAATCCAACCAATATATTCATCGCCATCGCGAATTGAATACATATAAACATGCGGGTAAATATATTTTATTTTAGTTGATGATATTTTAATCATGCTCCATCCGAAAATGGATGATAATATAAATGGTAATGACCATATAATTGTCATTGTTGAAAATATAAATGGTGTTAAGAAATTTAATAATGCATATAGCATTGTCAAGACTTAAAATAATATAAAATATATTTATTTTATATTATTTTTTCATTTTTTTTATATAATACATATTAGTAAAATTATTTCAGATAGTGATAGTATTTTATACTATTATAAATTTAATGTTTTGTAAATGGATAAAAATTTAAATTATAATCAGTTCTATTACAATTTCCATAATCTAAATCAGGAATTGGTAATGGTTGTGTATTTAACTCTGGTGGTGTCTCAAAATAATTTTTATTAACATACGTTAATTCTATCACATCTGGAATATTATTTTGAACAGAACCAAAATTATTTCCATGAGCATGTATAAGATAATGTGTTTTTAATAATTTTTCTAAACATTTTACTTTATCATTATAATTACAACCCCAACTATCATTTGTGATTCCATGAAATTCTATTACAATTTGTTTAAATTTATTCAATTGTGTTTCATCTATTTGTAATAACCATGGGTATTCACCACCTTCAATATCCATTTTCAAAAATATATTATTATATTTTTCAGTCAAAAAAGATAAATTAGTATTTGTATCATCATTAAAATTATTTATATTTTTTTTAATAAATTGAATATTTCTTGTATATTCATAAGGAAAATCATTTATAGTTCCGTCAAATCCATAACTATCACTTATATTTATATTATATTTATTAATAAAATCCCGTGAAAAACTTTCTTCATTAGATATTCCTGCAGAAATATAACAATCATAATTACCATTTAAATCTGCAAATACATAACCACCATCTCTATTTATACCGCACCTAATTTTTTTATCAAAATGATGTACTTGTAATAATTCAAGATTATTCATAATATATTAATAGTTTATTTTTTATAATATATTATTACGCATCTATTATAAAAAATGCGTTTATATTATTAAATGAAATATTTATTTTTTAATAAATAAAATTATATATTACAACCAATATAAACTGAAAATAAATATATACATATCCAAAATAAAAATATAATATAATTTATACTACTACGTTTATTTATTTGTGAAATAGATGCAACATGTGCAGTTATTGGTGCATGTGCTATTGGACTATTAGGTAATTTACGTATATATGGTTTAACTAAATTATTATTGTTATTATTTATATCATATGATTGTTGAACTAGTATAATTGGTATAACTATTATTGTTTCATTTAATTGTGTTGTATTATTACAATCTACAAGTAATGATTTATATTCTGAAAAAATAGACTCTTGATTGTCATTATATGTTAGAGACATAGTAATATTATTATAAAAATTGAAATATTAAATAAATATATTTCAATTTTAATATATACATTAAAAATCACGTTTCTAATGCTCAAAAACCTACCTTTAATTTTTTGGCAGAATTACATCTGTCTTTTATCAAAACAAGAATTACGCGAACTATTGCGTAAATTATCAGAGACATCTAAATATCTATATGATATATCTAAATCAATAAAACTTAATAGTAAATATGAATTCTTACGTAATATATATATACCATTAAATAGTCCTTTTACAACTATAGATGCAACAATAACATGGTTTATTAAACAATATAATATTGAATTATATCCACGTAAATGGACTGTACATATGGATATATATACAGATTCTGAATATAATAAAATAGAACAAATAATAAAAATATTATCTCTATTTAATATTGGTGTGAGTTTTAATGGATGCTATTATTATAATCATAAATTAATTCATAATATACTAAATATTATTGACCCAATACAAATTGTAAAATTAGAACGAAATGAAAAAACTAATTTTATAAAGTATAATTTATCTTTCATACAAGATTTAAAAGAAATAGAGTATATAGAAAAGTTGCCTCAAATTCTTGATAAAATGATTAATCTTGAAATATTTAAATTACAATACAATAATTTAAATACTGATTTAATAGAGTTATTAGTGTTAAGTTTATGTAAATTAAATAAATTAACTAATTTTAATATAGGTGGAGATTATATTACTGCATCATATATTACACTTATCGCACCTGTTTTAACAAATACACGACTTACATCATTAGAAATATCAAATACTTTTATAGGATTTGATGGTGCATTATTATTAGCACCTATTCTTGAATCTATGACACAATTAAAAAAACTTAGATTAAGTAAAAATAAATTTGGCTCAAATGGAATAAATATATTGGCACCCAGTTTAAAAAATTTATTACAACTAAGTAGCCTTGATATTGGATGGAATAATATTGGCCCACGTGGTGCAGAATCATTAGTATTACCACTCAGTAATTTAACACAACTTGTATCACTTAATATTGGCGGTAATTCTCTTGGGAAATTAGGAGCTATAACATTAGCACCAGTTATTTCAAAATTAACACGACTTACAACTTTTATTTGTAATGTTAATTATATTACTGATGATGGATGGTGTTATTTAGGTCCAAGTTTAGAAGCATTATCACAACTTACTACACTTAATCTTTCACATAATACTATTATTGATAAAAGATTATTCTTAGCAAATATTATTTCTCGTATGCATAATCTAACAAATATTAATCTAAGTGCAAACCATATAATAGATGCTAGCTTACAAATTATAGTAAATGCTATAACATCACATCAACAAAATGCAACTATTAACATTGAAGATAATAAAACAAGTCGAGAAACACGTGCAAAATTAATAAAATATAAAATGTTATCACAACAGAATAAATAAATATTTTAATTTACCTTAAGTTAAAACATTTATGTTTTAAGTTACCATGCTTTATTATTATTAAAATACTCTGGGTCTCTAGAGTCTAATATTTTTTTATTATTAAATTTAATATAAGCAGTTGTAAAATCATTATGTGTTAGAATATCCTCTTGGAAAAAATAAAAACTAGTTTTATAATTAAAACATATATCAACAGAATGATCATGACCCCAACCAGTAGATTCATCTAATCTCGTGACAATTAACATATGATTTTTAATTTCAAATTTAAATGAATCCTTATAAGGATTTTGTATTAATTGTATAGTATATTGTAATTCATCCGGGAAATAATATAAATTAATATGTTTAACATTATAAGCACTTGGACCAATATTAATTTTAATTTTTAATTGTGATACTTCATATTTTTTATCACTTATAATATTTTCATTTAATATATATTTTAAACAATTATACATATCATAACACGGACCATATGGATAATTATGAGCATTATTAATTAAGAAAGATAATAAAAATATAAAGATAATTGGTGATTTTGGTTTAGCGAAATTTACTAAAAATGCTTGAAAAAAACCGGTTCCATAACAACTTGCACAAGTATAAAATGAAATATCTTTATCTAAACTATCAATATTTAAATATGGAACTAAATCTACATCAGCATAAATACCACTATTAATATATAATTTACATAATCTCCATAAATCAGCCTTATACATTCCTACCTCTATTTTAATAAATAAATCGACAATATAATCATTAAAATTGTCTTTTAAGAATTGAATACAATCATTGTCTAAAGAAAAATCAATTTTATAATTTGGATTCAATTGCGTCCATCTATTT